ATATATGGATAGCCAATCAGAAGAAACAGAAGAAGCAAGCGACAAGCAAGAATTGTTCGTTTCTAAAGTTCCATCTGCTGAAGAGATCGCCTCTGCTTCTGACGTTGAACGACTTGAGTATCAGCTTGCTCAAATGCCAGATGGATATTTTCCTACGGAACACCTATTTCTTCCCGGTATGTATCTCAGAAGGATATTCATGCCCGCTGGATCATTACTTACAAGTATGCAGCACAAAACAAGGCATCCATTTGTAATTGAATCTGGGAAATTACGAGTAATGGATCAAACCGGAGTGGTCGAATATGAAGCTCCAGTTGTTGGCATTACTGAGGCCGGAACAAAAAGAGTTCTTTATATTTACGAGGACACGACATGGATAACATTCCATGCAAACCCAGAAAACATCAGTGACCCTGACAAGATGATTGATTACTTGACGTATCCAAATAAAAACCCGCTTTTTGACAAAGATGACCCAAGGATTAGTTCTTGGGAGAAAAATAAATACAACCAAGAAGAAGAAAGTCTTATGAAGCATTTGAAAGAAAATAACACAAAAAACTCTGGAGGTGAGTTAAGTTAATGGCTTGGGTAGCAATAGGAACAACTGTTGTAGGTGGAGCTGTATCCGCGTATGGAGCAAATAAAGCAGCAAAGGCTGGAGGAAAAGCCCCTAAACCAGTTGATATTTTTGCGTTAAACAAGCAGGGAACAAATCTAGCTGGCCGTCAGGCAACAGGGCTTCTTAATTACTACGATCAGAATATCCCGGGATTTCTGAATCTTCAAGAGCGTTTTGGACCTCAGCTTATGGGGCAAATGTTTGGCCAAACGGGACAATTCCTTGGTGGTGTTGAAGGCCAACCTGGATTTCAGGGACTCCAACTAAGCACATCACAGCAAGCCGGGAAGACCTTAGAACAACTTCGAGCTGAAGAACTTGGTCAAATGTCTGGTCAGGCTGGACTGACGCGAGGTTTGATGCAAGCGCTTTCGCCAGAACAGGCGGCCGCAGTTCAAGCGTCTGCTCAAGAAGCCGAACGAGCTAGAGCCTCCGCGCAAGGGGTGACTCCAGAAGAACGCCGAGGATACGAACAACAAGCGCGTGAGACTTTCCAAGCATCTGGACGACTTGGTGGCAATCTGGGCATTGTCAGCGAGGCAATGGGACGTGAGGACATCATGGCCCGCAAACGAGCCGAAGCCGCTCAAGCTGGACAACGATCTTACTCTCAAGCTGGCGAGTTCTATACCAATCCGGGACTACAAGCTCTCCGCACGGCTCCGTTGTCGTATGGGGCTGGTCAACAAGATCTCCGCACTGCATTGACTCTTGGTCCTGAAGCGGCTGGTGGGTTTGATTTCAACATGCCACTGAGTATGGCACAACAACAAGCGGGAGCTCAAAACCAAGCGAACCAAGCAAATTACCAAATCAACGCTGCAAACCAACAAGCGAAAGCTCAAATGTGGGGCAGTCTTGGGAGTGGCATCGGTCAAGCTGGTCAAATGTATGCCAATAGAAATTATGGTGGCATGAACAACTCTCCGGGTTCAGTAAACTCTCAGGGATACTATGGTGGCGGGCTCCAACTTGGATAACAACAACTAAAATTATGGCACTATTCGGAGGAGAAGTAAGGACAATCCCATATCAATCTCCAGATTATTCTGGATCGGTTCAGGCGGCACGTGGACTAGCTATGGCTGGAGCGCAAGGTGTTGCTGGAGGCATCAGTCAAGTAACTGATTATTTCAAACAGCAAGGCGAAAAGAAAAAGCTAATCAAAAAGAGCGACATTCAAATTGATGCTGCTTTGAAGCTGTTCCCTGATCTTTCTCCGACACTTCAAGGTGTGCGCGACCAAATTAAGGATGAGAACATTTCTCTGGATGAGCGTGCAGGTATTGCTGAGTCAGTTGCTGGACTCATCAACATGGGTACTACTCAAATGCAGGCCAATGCTGAGTTTGGACTTCAAAAGAGGAAACTGGATATTCAAGAGCGTCAAGGAATCCAAGAAGCATTGATGAAGCAAGCTGAAATGAAAAGCTCCGAGTGGCAACCTTACGACAAAGAAATTGTAATTGGTGGACAGAAAGTCAAGGTTACTGGGTCACTAGATCAGTTCGGACAATTCAAGGACATCAACAACAACGTTTATCCAAGTGTTGCAGATGCGCTTGCTCCAGCGGGACAAGCAGAAACACCACTTGCAGATGGAGCATATCCAGATGGGGTGCCAACTGATGGAACACCAATGGACGGGCCCGGCGTATTGCCACTAGATAAACAAAACAAAGTTCCAGAACCTCCGATCAACTTTGATTTTAATCAGTCTCCAAGCGTTCTAGGCGATACTAAAGTTGCCCCGGAAGTGGTGGCAAACATCGAAGCCGCTGGTGGAGTTCCAGTCGCCAAACCACCTGCATTCCGGCTTCCCCCCGGGGCTTCGATTGTGGAAGAGAAGCCAAGCGGAAAACAAGAAACCCGAATGACCGCTGAGCAAGTGCAGAACCTTGTAATTCAAGGCTTTAGAGTTAATGCAAGACCAATTAGTGGCGGTGACTTTATGGTTAGTGGGGCGGACATTGGCGGGCAAGCTGGAGAAACAATCGAAACAATTCCGGGAGGAGGAATGAGAATTGTTCGTGGTGGTGCCGGAGCAAAAGCTGAAGCTGCCGCTAGAGCCGCCGAGGCATCTAAACAGAATGCTCAACAAATCACTCAGGACTTGAATTACCTTGAAGACAGGACAATGGAGATGGCTCCCGGTGTGGCTGGAGCGGTTGGCCGACAAGCAGCCGAGTTGATTCCTGGAACTGAACAAGCCACGAACAAGACATATATTGATCGAATTGTTTCCAATTCAACTCTTGAGACGCTTACAGAACTAAGAAAAAATAGTCCTACTGGTGCGGCACTTTCTGGAATATCAGATAAGGATATTGAGTTACTTAAACGAGCCGGATCAAGCCTTAGTAATGCTCAAAGCAAAGAGGAATTCCGAAAGGAATTGGTCAGATTGCAGAACTTGAAACATAATATAGTATATGGAAGCGAGTCTGTGCTAGCTAAAGCATTGGAGGATAAGAAGATCAATCAAGAACAATTTGATCAAGCTATGTCGATGGCTCCAGACAAAGTAATTAATGATCGTGGACAAGTTGTAACACGCGTTAAAACTCAGAAAACGGCAATAAATCAGGCAGAAGCTGATGCTGGATTCTTGAATACATACAAATAACAACATGCCGGAAGAGGAAAATAAAGCTATTCAGGCTGCGGAGATCATCAAGAGAAACAATGAGTTTCTATCTTCAAAATTTGGAGACGCAGGTGCTAGACCTATTTCATCTATTGAAGACATGATTAGTCTTGGATTGGCATCTGATGAGAAAACATTAACTCCTGAAGGACGCCGATATAAGGCACTTTTTGACAATCAATTCATCAATAAGGATGGAACGATGGCAACAAAAGGTGAAGCGTTTATCACGCCAACTGAGGACATCTTGCCTACGTCAAAGATCGTAAACTTTACTAGCACACTAGATCCAAACGATCCTGAAGTCCTGAAGAGTTTTGAACTATGGAAGATCAAGGATGATAACAAGCTGAATGCAAAACCTGAAGATGAAGGTAATGCTATTCTTGATATTTTCAAAGCTGTTGGTGGAATGGCTAAGGCTATTGGAGTTACATCTGCTTTGCCACAATACACTCCCGAACAAAGAAAGACCATAAAGGAAGGCGGCTTAATAGAAGCTATCGGTGAAGTTGTGAATCCGAAAGAAGGATACACAGGTGAGCAACGTGCTGCCGTTCTCGCAAAAGCTGCTGAAGGTGCCGCTGAAACAGCAGTTACCTCATCTGGAAAACTTGGTGCATTTATTGACCAGAATGTCATCAATCCTGCAAGAAAACTTGCTGGAGCTACCGACGATCAAATAAAAGTAGATGATCAGTGGTCAAAGTTTCAAGTTGCGACTAGAGGAGCTGCTGCTGATGAAACAACTGCAGCGAATCTCATGGACGCCATTTCTGGGGCCGATGAAGGAGCCAAACTTTTCGCGACAGCCAAGAATGATTTCGTCAACCAACTAGGAGAGGTAAAAGGTAATACTGAGTTCACGAATGTGATGAACGGGGCTTATTCTGCTGGTGGTATGCTTGGCGACCCCGTTGGTTTGGCTCTCACTGGTGGAACTGGCGCGTTCATTAAATTGGTGAACTTGGGGAAAGCTACAAAAGTCGCACGCGCAGCTAAGACAGCAGATACCGCTAGAATGCAGCTTGCAAAACTTGATGAAGCGGCTGCTATTACTGGCAAGACCATTGAAGAAGCAACTTCAAGTGCTGCTGCTGTCCAGAAAAGAATGGATGATGCCTTGTTGGTTGGAAATACTCAAGAGGCGATGGCTGCAAAGTCACAACTTGATGATCTTTCAAGAACGATCAAGACATCTCAAGATCGGATGGTGCGATTCAATGAAGGAATCAAGGTAAATCAAGAGGTGCTTCAGAAAGCGTCCTCAAAAATTGATGATATCAATGCACCGAGCATGATGGCACGCGAAGCTGGAAGTGCGGCTGCAAAGAAACTAGGAGATGCTGCTGATACTCTAGGAAACGGGTTCCTTTGGACCAACAAGAAACTAAAAGCCATCGAAGAAGGTTTTGGTGTTGGAAAATTAACGTATCTCCTTCATGCAGCGAACATATTGAGTCTTGGAACTGGATTTAAAATATACAGTGGAATTAGGCTCGGAAGTTTTGTGGCAGCACCATTGCTCAAGAAGACTGCTGGATTCGCAAACGTCGTTGGTGATGAGATGCTTCAGCTTACAAACAGCTCTCCATTCTGGAGGCGTGTCGCAGCAAATGAAGGTGCTGGTCGTATGACACAAGCATTTGGTGGACTCATGGATTACACCACGCCAATTACCCGTGGTGTTGCGGGAGCTGTGAAAGGAACCGCCCAAGCATTACCTGCGATGACCTTGTATGAGGCTGTCAACTCTCAAGGACTTGACGAAAACGCAATGAAACGCGCCGGAGCTGGAGCCTTAGTCTTTGGATCATTTGGAAGACTAATTGGTAACAAGAATAACTGGGACCAAGTAAAAACGAATGAGTTTTACAATTTCAGGAACAAGGTAAAGGAAGCAAGTCCTGAAGCATTTCAGCAGTTTGAGTCTGTCCCATTCCGAGACGTGAAGCAATTCGCGGCGTCAGTTGATGCGGCTTATCCCGGAGTCTTTGATTCTTGGCAGTTCGTTAAGGATGGAAATAGCAAGTTTGATCCTGTAAATAAAACAGCAACGATCAATTACAATGATCGAGCAAGTATTGTGAAGGCTACTGCCGCACACGAAGCTCTTCATGGAATCCAATTCAAGAACCAAAGCGACTTGTCAGTTCAGCAGTTAATGCTTGGTAACGAGACAAAAGGCGGATTAGTAAGGAGTGTTGATGGCAAATTTGATCCTGAATTCAAGCAATTCTGGGATGAATACAACGCCAGACTAGACTCTCAAGGATTGCCACGCATTGATGTAAATGATGCAGCACTTGAATACTTTACCGATAACGGGGCTCAGACGCTATTTGAAGACGTTGGAGCTGGGAAGCTGTATAAGGCTGCAAGCAAGACTCCACTTAGACGCAGTATTGAAAATGCGTTTAAAGCTACGATGGCAGCAACTCCAATCGTCAAGAATCTTCACTTTAAGCTCGGTGGAGCAACAGATGGAACTGGTCGTATGGTAATGGGTTCTGGTCTGCTTGCGAATGGTATGCGTGAGCTTCCAGAGGTTAAGGCAATGATCCGCAACATGTATCGCGAATCGGCTGGTGTGCCAAAGCAGGTTCCAAAGCATCCAATTATTAAGGATGAACCATCTTCAAATCCAAAGCATTACAAAGGAGGCGAGGAAATCAGAAAGGCGAATGAGGAGACTGTTCGCAGTGGAAACCCGCTTCCAGAAAATGTCCTAAATCCAGACTCCAATGGAAATGGATTTGGATTCCTGACAGACGCAGCAATTAAAAGACTTGATGAGAGTGGAGCTATTGCGGATGGTGACTTTTCGGAAATAGTAGCAATTCAAGCCAGCATGGGAACACCTGTGTCGTATGTGATTGCAAACAAGCCTCAAAAACCGGGACGCTCTCCTATTAATGATGAAGGAATCACTGTAAACAACATTGTTCCAATTTCGTTCGAGACTAAAAGCGGAAGACTCTATCTCGTCGGGATGGATATGATCCAACTCAAGAAGAACATCGCGAAAGCAGTCAAAAGCGACATCGCTAAGAAGTTGAAGATGAATCATGCCGAAATCTTGAATGACATCGATAATGTTGCTCAACTTCACGCGAAGAACCAAGCCACTGACGCATATTTTCAAGAGAAAGATCCGAAGAACTGGGAGCGCAGGAAGAACTTCATCAACTCGGTCCAAGGATTGCTCACTGAGTCGCAGTTGGGAACAAATCCAATGTTTAGCAAGAGGAATCTTGACAAGACATCCGGTATTTATCGGACATTCGCATGGGATCGTCTAGGTGACAAGATCCAATGGACTGGTGAGATCGCCGTTCCTTATGGACCAAACTCGTATTACAACTTGCGAGATAACCTAATGCCCCAACCATCACGGATGAATCGCAATGGAGAGCTTGTGAAAGAGCCCGCTGAAGCAAAAACAAGACCTACCTATGATGGTGAAGTTTCAGATCGATCGAGTATAAGGTTTACTCCTGAAAAACTAGACGCTGACTACATGAAGGCAGTGAATAATAATGATGTAAGCGCACAGCAGAAAATGGTGGACGAGGCTGCGAAAGTTGCTGGATATAATAGAAAAGGCGTCCGATTTGGATTCTACGTTGATGGTGTCCCACTACCTCCAAGTGTTAGTGGATCGAACTTCGGCCCTGGATATTATGTAGCCGAAAATGCAAATAGTAATATTGGCGGAGGATCTGTATCTGTAACACAAACTCCAAACAAAAAAACTCTAGATGAACTAGGGCTAACTGAGAGCCAAGTTGATTTTATTTCTGGTCCTGTATTTGTAAAAGCCCAGAAACCATTCCCAAAGGAATCCAATCTTACTGATTCAGAAATGTCGTTCATTGAGTCATCTATCGCTTATGAAAGTGCATTAAACGATGCTTACACTAGCATTGCCGGGAAACCCCCATTAAGCGGCATGCCCCCATATTTAAAGCAAGAAGAATTAATTCGCATGCGTGGAGGTGATGCTCTCGCCGCATCTGTTAAGGGATTGTCTGCTAACCACATTAAATGGCAAAACACCATTGCGAAGCTCATTCGGGATAAACGACTTCCTTACGATTCTATCATGGGGATAGGCGGCAGGACGCATTCAGGCGCAATGTCTTCTGAGTTAGTGGTCCAAGATCCATCACAAATTAAATCTGCGGAACCAATTACTCGTGATAAATCTGGAGCAGTCATTCCACTAAGTAAGCGGTTTGATTCAAGTTTAAAGGACATTAGATTTGTGCCTGAAATCACAAAAAAGCAATCAGGTGAAGTTCGCCGACCTGTGCTTGAAATATCACCAAGAAAAACCAAGAGTAATAAGGAACTTGCTAATTCAATTTCACTCTTGCTTTCTGGCGAAGCATCGCGTCAAATGCAGCGGGAAGACAAATAAGCAATGATCAATGATCCAAACGAAAAACTAAAAGCGGAATACGTTGACGAACGGGAAGACAGGTCTGCTTGGTTTCTTGAGGTCAAGGAACGTGCAAAGCATTCTCCGGGCAACTGCGTCGAGCACTACGCCCCAAACAAGGCCGCAATGGCCCTGTGGCTGGCCGCACAAGGCGCGAGGATAACCGATATCCAGAAGAAGACAGGACTCGGCAGAGAGACGATCAGGGGCCTGCAATGGCGTCACACCGATACGCTGGAGACAAAGCGCAAGGAGTTCTCGATGAGATACGCAATCGCGGCTCAAGATTATACAGATTTGCTATTCGAGCGTTCCCAACAACTGTTTGATAATCCAGAGGAGCTTGCCAAGATTAGTCCAGATAAGCTGGCCGTCACGGTTGGTATCCTTACCGACAAGGCAGCGCAACTTACTGGCATGGCTACTACCGTGGTTGAGCACCGAAAAGGAGCTAGTCTAGACGATGCCGCTAAAATGATTTCCGATGCGAAGTCGAGAATCGCAAGCAAGATTAAAGAAGACGCACTTGAAGCAGAGATTATCGAATGATGATTTGGCGTAAACATGCGATTCTCACTCCTCCGACTGATGAGGAAATGGTTGCGATGGCTCCAGATGAGCTTATCGACCTACATTCTATTTACCATGAAGCTATTGAAAATGCAGAGAAAGATCCTTATCATTATGGTTTCCGCCTTCCTCATTGGAGCAAGGCTGAAGAGCAACTAAAAGAAGTTAATGAGATTCTTGCAC